CTCGCGCACCAAAGCATACATCTCGTGCGGTTCGAGCTTGGGCAGCGTTACTGCGGCGGTAGCGGGAAAAACGAGCCCCTGGGGAAACGGTGGCATGGTCTGTCCTCTGTTAACGTGGTTTCTACCTGCCTGCGCTTAAAGCTCTGTATATGGACACTCTCGGCCAAAACGGCGTACTCCAGGTTATTCCGCCTGCGGCGCTTGAACAGCAGCTTGACCAGCGAGCCACGGCTAGCGCCGCGGCAGCGCAAGCGGCCAATGCAAGCGCGTCCTTGGCCGGGCTTTCGACATTGGTCGGCTACATCAAGGGCCAGTACGAGATTTTCCGCAACCACCGCAACACGGCGGCGGGCTGGTCCGAGCGGATGCTGATCGGGCTGCGCACGTTCAACGGCCAGTACGATCCCAACAAGCTCAACGAAATTCGGAAGTTCGGAGGTTCGGAAGTCTACGCGCGCACGTCTGCGCAGAAGTGCCGCGCCGCGTCGTCGCTGCTCCGCGACATCTATCTCGGCGCCGACCGGCCGTGGGCGCTGCGTCCACCGGCGGACCCGCAAATCCCACCCGAGATTTTGCAGAAGATCAAGACGCTCGTGACGACCGAAGCCGCGCAGGTCGCGCAGCAACTTGGCAAGCCGCCAACGCAGGACGATCTCTACAATCGCCTATCCTCGCTGATGGACAGCGCAAAGGACGCCGCCAAGAAGAAGGCGCGCAAGCAGGCGCAGGCCGCTGAGGACAAGGTGGAGGAAATCCTCCGCGACGGTAGCTTCTATCACGCGCTAGCCGAGTTTCTGGTCGATCTCCCTGTCTTCCCATTCGCCTGTATCAAAGGTCCCGTGGTGCGGCTCCAGCCGAAGGTGACGTGGCCGCCGAACGGTGGGCCGCCGACAGTGCAGCAGAAGCCAAAGCTTACGTGGTGCCGCGTCTCGCCGTTCGATCTGTGGTGGACGCCGGGGGTCGCCGACATCGCGAACGCCAACGTGATCGAGAAACTGCGCGTTACGCGCGCTGAGTTGAACGATCTGCTCGACTTGCCGGGATACGATCACGACGAAGTACGCGCCGTGCTTGACGAATACGGCCGTGGTGGGCTCTACGACAATTGGGACACCACGGACGCCGAACGATCGGTGCTCGAAAGCCGGGAGAACCCCGCCTGGAATCGATCCGCTATGATCTCCATGATGGAGTTCAACGGCAATGTTCAAGGTCGCATTCTACAGGATTATGGGATCGCCGTGCCGGACGAGTTGCGTGACTATCACGTGCAAGTTTGGTGCGTTGGCAATCATGTCATCAAGGCGCACCTCTCGCCATCGCCTCGACAGCGGCATCCGTATTTCATTACGTCGTTTGAGAAGGTCCCCGGTACGCCCGTCGGAAATGGGCTCGTTGATCTTCTCGCCGACATTCAGGAAGTCGGCAACGCCACCCTCCGCGCGCTCGTGAACAACATATCCATTGCGTCGGGACCGCAGGTGGTCATCAACGACGAACGCCTCGTGCCAGAGGAAAACGGAGAGGACTTGTACCCGTGGAAGCGCTGGCACACGCGCAACGATCCGATCGCGAACAACGCCCAGCAGCCGGTGAGCTTCTTCCAGCCGGTGAACAACTCGCAACAGATGATCGAGGTATTCAACGCATTCATGGGCATCGCTGACGACGTGAGCGCGATCCCGAAGTACATTGGCGGTCAAGCGGGCTCGGGCGGCGCGGGGCGCACCGCGTCGGGCCTTGCGATGCTGATGGGCAACGCGTCGAAGATTTTGCAGACCGTCTCGGCGAACATTGACCGTGACGTGATCGAGGGCTGCATGACGCAGCTATTCGATCTGATCCTGCTGACCGACACCACCGGTATGCTGACCGGTGAGGAACAGGTCACGGTCCAGGGCGTTAACGTCGCCATCCAGCGCGAGACGCTGCGCCAGCGTCAGATCGAGTTCTTGCAGGCTACAGCCAACCCGCTTGACCAGAAGATCATGGGCATGAAGGGACGCGGGCTTGTGCTCAAGTCGGTGTCCAGCACCATCGGCCTCGACGGCGACCAGATCGTCCCGAGCGAAGACGAGTTGGACAAGATGCAGCAAGCGCAGGAGCAGTCCGCGCAGTCGGCGCCGATCGACGCTGCCGTGCAGAAAGCGGTTGCGCAGGGCGTTGGCCAAGGTGTTGCGTTGATCTCCAAGGAACTGACGGCCGGTGTGCTGGCCGAGCGTGCCCACATGCCAGAGGGTCCGCCCGCGCACATTGGCACGCCACCACAAGGCCCGGCGTCCACCGGCGGAACCGATCTCGCTGCCGCAGCCCAGGCGCAAGGAAGTCAAACCGGACAGTTGTCCGCCAACGCTGGACCAAGCGTGAACTTAACCGGTAATCCACCGGGGCCGAACGCGATGATGGGCGGCGATGTTGAGTAACGGAACGGTAGTGCTCGTGCGCTATCGCTGAATTGAATTTTTTCGCCGACTTGGGGAGAGTCCCATGACCACGTATACAGGCCGAGTCTCGTTCCATGTCGATGGAGCCTCGCAAAGCGTTGCCGAGCAGCTTTGGAGCCTCGGTACCTATCTCGCGAACAATTCAGTTGGTGCCACGGGTGCTGTTGGTCCGACTGGCCCGAGCGGCGGCCCGACGGGTGCCGCTGGTCCAACGGGTGCCGCTGGTGCAACCGGCCCCGCAGGTGGCCCGACTGGTCCGACCGGTGCTGCGGGCGCAACTGGTCCGGCGAGCGGCCCGACTGGCAGCACCGGCCCGACCGGTATCGCAGGTCCCACGGGTGCGCTGGGCAATGTCGGCTCTACGGGTGCCACGGGTGATGTGGGCGCGACTGGCCCCGCAGGTGGTCCGACTGGCGCCGCAGGTTCCACGGGCTCTACGGGACCGACTGGCAACACCGGGCCGACCGGATCGCAGGGTACCGCGGGTCTCACCGGGCTCACTGGCTCGACGGGCAGCACCGGCCCGACTGGCCCGAACAGCGGTCTCACTGGCCCCGCTGGTCCGACCGGCCCGAGTGGTGGCCCGACGGGTGCAGGCGGCGCTACCGGTCCGACTGGCCCGAGCGGCGGCCCGACTGGTCCGACTGGCGCGACCGGATCGACCAGCGTGTTCATTCCGCCGACCACCGATCCGCACAACAAGGGGCAGGTGTGGAACAACGGTGGCGTGCTGACGATCTCGGGCGGCTAATACCCACTTGACGCCAGAGTGCAAACGAAGTAGGGCTCTCCGGTTCACGGCTGGGGAGCCCTCACCATGTCTGGGATCGCGTTCAACGCTATTGTCCGCAACGAGTCCGCTAACATCCGCCGCCTGCTTGAATCAGTTTGCCCGCACGTTGATGTCGTCATTATCGCCGACACGGGATCGAGCGACGACACGATTAAGATCATCCACGAAGTTTGTAAGAAACATAACGTGGCGCACGAAGTGCACCATTGTGTGTTTCAGAACTTCTCTCAGGCGCGCAACTACGCGCTCGATTGCGCGTACAACTCGCCGAATGAGTTCGAGTATATTCTGCTCGGGGATGCCGATATGGAGCTTATCGCCGGCATGTCTGGTGCTGGCGAGACCGTTTTGTCTCAAGCATACGCCCCTGCGTATTACATGAAGCAGGAAGCGGGGGGTTTATCGTACAACAATGTACGCATGATCAGTCGCGATCTCGGTGCGCGTTATATCGGCGTGACGCACGAATACCTCAATATCGGTGATGTCGTGCCAGAGATGATGACGCAGGCATGGTGGATCGACCATGCGACGGGCGCGAACCGAGGCGACAAATTCAAGCGGGACATCCGACTTTTGCTGGAGGATATGCGCACTGATAAAAATAATCCGCGGTCGTGGTTCTATCTCGCCAACTCGTACATGGAAGACAAGCAGTACGTGAAGGCAATTAACGCGTTCAACAAGCGTATCTCGCTGGGTGATTGGCCAGAGGAAATATGGCACTCGCAACTTGCCAAAGGTCGCTGTTATCGGGCGCTCGGCAAGCGCGAGCTTTTTATCGAGGCGATGATCAAGGCCGCCGACATGAACCCGAATCGCGCGGAGCCGCTGTACGATCTCGCCAAGTACTTCCGTGAGAAAGGGGAGAACCGCGCGTCTACAATCTTTGCCAAAGCAGCGATGGCGCTGCCGAAGCCTACGTTGGACAACGCGCTCTTTATCGAGCAGTGGGTGTATGATTGGGCGAGTGAGTGGGAGTTTTCCGTGTGCGCGTATTACGATCCACGTGAGCGGGCCGCGGGCTTCACGGCGTGTGATCATATCTCGTTGCATGCTGGTGCGCCGTTTGATATTGTTGCGCAGGCGAAGGCCAATCTGTACCACTACACGCCTCTACTCGTTGACGTGGCCCCATCGTGGCGCGAGGAACGAATCGATTCGTGCACAGGATATGGTTTCGTGCCGCCTCGCGGTTATTCGGCGACTAACCCGAGCGTTACTGTGCGCGGTAACGAAACGCTCGCCGTGATCCGATGCGTGAACTACACGATCACGGAAAGTGGACATTACGACATGCATGGTGACACGGCGATCCGTACGCGCAACTTCCTCTACAACCTGACCACCAAACAGAGCACCGAAATCATCATGCCCGCGGACTGGCCCGTACCGGCGTGGGATCAAGTGATCGGCTGGGAAGATATGCGCCTGTTTGTGAGCCTAAATGGCAATGGCAAGCTTGGCGTCAGCGCAACGGTGCGTGAGCGTAACCCCGAAGGGTGGTGCGAGATATGGGTTGGCTTCATCAACGAAGCGACTGGTGAGCTTCACTGGCCGATTCCCATCCTGCCGAAAGAACGGCGGCACGAGAAGAATTGGGCACCAGTTACGCTTGGTGAGTCAGTGCGCTTCAAATACCGCCCGACGCAACTGATCGACTTCCAAGGCAACATCGAGAACACGCCCGCTGCCGCGAACCTGCGGCTAGACGATTTGTCTGGTGGGTCGCAGCTTATCCGCTATAATGGTGGGTGGCTGGCGCTTGTTCACGAAGCGGGAGCACAGCCTAACGGACAGCGTTGGTATCGGCACCGGTTCGTCTGGTACGATGCCTGTTTGGTCCCCTCGCGGGTGAGCAAGCCGTTCTCTCTACACCATAAGGGCATTGAGTTTGCGGCCGGGCTCGCGGCTAACCCGCACGATGACACGCTCATGATCTCTTACGGCGTGAGCGACCGCGCGGCATGGATCGGTTACATCCGGCGAGACGAGGTGAGGGATTTGCTATGGACAAGCGGGCACGAATAATCCAGGAAGGCACGTGGGTCGCGCGCAACATACACGGTGCGCTCCAACGGGATAGCGACATAGTTCACGCCGTGAACACGCTTACGGACGCGCGCCTGCCGTTGCATCCTGACCGCGCGAAGAATTGGGACCATCTTCTTGCCCTATGGGCGGCGATTTCGACAGGTGGTCGAGACGAGCCAGTACTCGATGCTGGGGCGTGTGAGGATTCGGCGTTTCTGCCCGCGCTCGCGGAATGCGGCTACACTAGCCTGACTGGCTGCAACATCGATCAGGTACCGGATGTCGTCAAGCACACGCCGGGCGGCGACGTGCGGTATCAGTACGGGGATGTGTGCGCCACGCCATTTCCGACGCACACGTTTCGGTTTGTTTTCTGCCAGAGCGTGATCGAGCACGGTGTTGAATGGCGTGCGTTCTTTACGGAGATGTCGCGGATCATCAAGCCCGGCGGCATCTTGTTCGTGTCCACCGATTACTGGTCCGAGCTGATCAATGCCGGCGGGCAAAGTGCTTTCGGCGCTCCGGTGCACGTGTTCTCTCAGGGTGAGATCGAGCATATGCTGGCGCACATTCCGCTGAATACCATGCTCACCGCAGAAACGGCGATGCTCGATACGTGCGAGCGACCGGTGAAGTGGCTGGGAATGGAATACACATTTGTCAACTTGGTGTTGCGCCGCCGGTAATCTGATTTTCACTGCGCAGGGAATATCCTTCCTTATCGATCGATAGGAGGGAGCCATGGCGGCTTTCAAGAAAGAGACCGAAAAGCAGGCGAAGTTCGCTGAGGGCGGTCATTCCAACCACATGTTCGGCCCGCAGTCTGCCGGTTCGCAGAAGCCCGGCGAGACCGAGCACGACGTGAATGGTGGCGCGCCCGGCGCCAAGTTCGCCGAAGGCGGCAAGGGCAAGATGTTCGGCTATGCGCCGTCGATGCCCCAGCAGGCCGGGATTACGTCCGCGCGGTGACGGCTATGGCCGGTATCCGCATAAAAGGGCCGTCGTTGGCAAAGGCGGTGCGACCGATCGGCCGCCCGTCCAATGTCATGCACGATCACACGGTCGTCATGCGGGCACCGCGCCTCAACAACTTGCAAACCCGTGACTACGGCAAGAAGCCGGTCACGACGCCGGACCAAGGCGCGAGTTTTGGCCAGCTTGGCCTCACCGGGGAGACATGATATGCGCAAGAGTGCAATGGTCCCGCTTCGCCTTCACCGCAAGGGCGCCGTCGTTAAGCATACTGGTAAGGGTGCGCTTGAACAGCACCTCCCTGGCCCGAATGCGATGCAGACCCTCACGCCGGGCAATCCGGCGCAGCGTACAATGAACGATTACGCCAAGCAGGCTCCCGTCGGAGCCGGTGCGTCCGGTATTCCGCCGACCGATGACTCGCCGATTGCCCCCAGCGATGGCCTCGACTGATGACCCAGCCAGCAGCCCCTAAACCAGCCCCCTTCCGTGATGCTCTCCAGCGCACCGCGCTTGTCCTGCGCAACGCCGCGCCCGGCGAATGGGATGGGTTTCTCAGCGCCCTAGCTGACTATAGTCAGGACATTACCTTGGCGGTAATCGAGGCGCCCCCGAACGAAATCCTCAAACATCAAGGGCGGGCACAGATGATGCTGTCCCTGCACCGGATGTTCGAGGAATGCGACAACGCGAAGACGCCGCAGCCTGCGGCACCAACGCAGCCCGTGCCGTGAAGACCGCACGCGCTGAATAGGAGAGTACAATGGCTGATCCCGTGAACGTGACGCGTGATGCGCGTCAGATGCCCCAACTTGCTCCCGATCCCGATGTCCAGGTCCCCGAGAGTGTGCGACGCGCTTCGGCCGCCGCAGACGCCATTCATCAGCAGGCATATGGTCAACCGCAGGACCCGAACGCGGCGCCGCAGCCCGCGCCGACGCCCGGTGAAGCACCCATCACTGATCCGTTCGATATGGTGCTCAATCCGCAGTCTGCGCCTCCTGCCGCACCGGCGGCACCGGCGCCTGCTCCGCAGCCGGAAGCACCGCCGCAGCCTGAACCTGCGCCAGCCGCCCCCGCCGCAGCCGAGCCCGAGTTCGCGCCGTTCGATCCGAATATTACCGCTGAGCAGTATCATCACCGGCTTTCGTCCATGCACGGTCGCTGGCGTGCATCCCAGGCGCAGCTTGGCGAGATGCAGGGTATGATGGCCGAGATGTCGGACGCGCTCGCGCGTGCCCCGGCGCCGCCCACCGGGCCATCCTATCCGATGCCTGACTCACCTGCGTCAGCGACGCTGCTGACGCCCGAGGACACCACCAACTTTGGGCCGGAACTGATCGACTTGGCCACGCGCGCTGCCAAGCAGGCGCTCGCGCCCGAGATCAACGCCGTCAAGGCAGAGAACGCGCGCTTGTCCCAGCAAGTGAAAGCTACTGGCGTCCAAGCGGTTTATGCGGAATTGGACCGCGCGGTGCCGTCGTGGCGCGAGATCAACGTGAGTGCGCCATTTAAGGCGTGGCTCGGTTTACGTGATTTATACTCGGGGCATGTACGACGTGCCTTATTGAACGCGGCCTTCGGAGCGGCTGATGCCCCTCGGGTGGTGGCGTTCTTCCAAGGTTTCGTCCGAGACGGAATCGCCACGGGGTCCATTCCCCAGCCTCAAGCCGAACCGGCGCCGCAACCGCAGCCCCGCGAGCCGGCAATGAGCCTGGAAATGCTGGCTTCCCCTGGGAGGGCTACGCCGGGGCAGAGCGACACATCCGCTACGCCGACCGATAAGCCCGTCTTCACCCGCGCCCAGATCAAGCAGTTCTATGAGGACGTGCGCCGCGGCGGATACGCGGGGCGCGAAGCCGACAAGAACCGCATCGAGCAGGCAATCTTCGCCGCACAACGTGAAGGGCGCGTTCGCAACTAATGGGGGCCACACCTGGAAGGTAGGCTCCCGAACAGGGGCTTAGGGGGCCTACTTCCATGCCTATCCCGAATGGCGCATTTCCGGTCGCAACCGGCGTTTCGACGCCGCCTATCTACCCGACCGGTGGCACGGGCAACTCGCTCCAGAGCACCGGGTTCATTCCGGAAATCTGGTCGGGCAAGCTCGTAGAGAAGTTCTACGCGAGCACCGTTCTCGCCGCGATCTCGAATACCGATTACGAGGGCGAGATCAAGAACAAGGGCGATCGCGTCAAGATTCGCACGAAGCCGACCGTGACCATCCGCAACTACAACGCGGACGGTCTGCTCGCCCTGGACCGCCCGAGCGGCGGCACCGTCGAGTTGTACATCGGCAACGGCAAGTACTTCTCGCTGATCCTCGACGACGTGATGGAGATTCAGAGCGATCTGAACATCCTCTCCATGTGGTCGGATGACGCCGCGCAGCAACTCAAGATCGCGGTCGATACGGACGTGCTGGACGGCATCGTTGGTCAGTGCAACTCGAACAACCGCGGCACCGCCGCTGGTGCCATCACCGGCGTGGTCAACCTGGGAGTCCAGGGTACCCCGCTGTCCGTCGTGGCGCGCGATCCCACCGTCGGCGAGGTGGAGCTTCTGGACGTTCTGATGCGCCTGGGTCAAGTCCTGGACGAGCAGAACATCCCGGAGATCGGCCGCTGGGTCGTGATGCCCGCGTGGGCGGGGCGCATGATCAAGCAGTCGGAGCTTCGGCAGGCGTACCTCTCCGGCGACAGCGTGTCCATGCTGCGGAATGGCCGGCTCGGGATGGTTGATCGGTTCACGATCTACATCTCGAACCTCTTGCCGAACCACGGCTCGGACCCGACGAACTTCAACGCCGGTGAATGGCCGATCTTCGCCGGCCACGCGCACGGGCTGACGTTCGCGACGCAGATCAGCAAGGTCGAGACGCTGCGTTCCGAACTGACCTTCGGCCAGATTCTCCGTGGGCTCCAGGTTTACGGATACCAAGTGGTTGATGGCAAGGCGCTCGCGCAGGCGCAGGTTACCATCGGCAGCTAACGGCTGCTGGTCTTGGGACTCGGCGGGTAGGGCACGGATGTACTGCCCCCCGCCGGGCTCCGCTTGTTAGGAGCCTGCCATGTCCTACGATACGGTTCAGGACTACATCACCGATGCTCGTGTGCTGTTGCAGGATCAAGTGATTCCGTATCGATACGCCGACGCGGAGCTTGTCGTCGCGCTAAATGCTGCACTGCTTGAAACCCGTCGTCTCCGTGCTGATTTGTTCATCGGCTTCATGGAAAACATCCCGCAATATTTGACGAATGACGACACTACGGTGCCGATCGAGCAGCCGTTCCGCTTGCCGATCGTGTACGGTGTTTGCGGTCACGCATTGATGCGGGACCAGGAAGATATCCAGGATGCGCGCGCATCCATGTTCATGAAAGCATTTCGTGTCATGCTCACCGGATCGACCGATGTGCTGAACGCACAAGGGGGCTCCGCATGACCCAGCGCAATTATCGCCAGCTTCTTCTCCAGCGTGCTCAAGTTGAACTGACGGGCGCGTCGGCGGCTGGCATCCGACAGGTGATGTACGAGGTATTTGACGAATTCTTCGACGTGTCGAGTGCGTGGCTGGAGGATATTCCGTTCACGACTACGCCGAACACTGGCACCTACACGATTACGCCGTTGGCAACGCCTCCCGGCCGGATCACGCGCCTTGACAGCGTGCTCGACTCTAACTCGATCCCGCAAGCTGCGATGATGCCCGACATCGGGACCATCGTGCTGCGCAACACCCCGAACACGGCGATGACCCTTACCGCGGCGGTAATCAAGAACGTTTTGCTGCCGTGTGAGCCGAACGGTTTCGTTGAAGTGCCAGATGTGTTCATCCAAAAGTACTTCACCGGGCTGCTTTCCGGCGTGCTGGGCAAGATGATGCTCCAGCCGGGCAAGAGCTATAAGAACGATCAAGGCTCGGTCTATCACCTTAAGAAATTCGAGGGCGTTAAGACGGCGGCCCGCGTGGCCACGATCCGACGCAACACCCAAGGAACCAACTCGTGGTCTTATCCGCAGACGTTCCGCACGAGCGGTCAGCGTGGTGGAACGGCCGTCGGCAATGATCAGTCGTTCGGGAGCCCGCCATGAGCACGCCCGTCAATCTTACGCCGATCGCGGTGGTGCGCTTTTCGATTCCCAACAATGCGTGGTGGGTCGATGCGCTACAGTTCGGCGAGCAAGGTGACACGTCGTGGTCGTTCACCGGTAAGTCGTTCTTGTGTGATGTCAAGGCGAACGCTGCCGACACGACGGTTTTGCTCGCGCTCACGTCCAGCGGCGGCACGCCGACGATCATCGTGGACGATGCGGTAAACCGCATCCTGCATTTCAGTGTCACTGATCACGCGATCCGCGCTGCGCTGCCGGTGACCAACTGCAATGCGACGCCGCCTGCGCTGCCGTATCATCTCGATCTGGTGATGGTCGACAACGGGACTGGCGAGCGCGATCTGCTGTTCACCGGCACCGTTGAGGTGACGCAAGGTGTGACGATTGAGGACTGACCATGCCCGTCGTCTCCATCCATATCCCGATCGGGAGCCCAGCCACGGTTGTGCCGGTCTTTCCGGTGCGCACGATCGGTGGTGCGCCGGGCGCCACGGGTCCGACTGGCAACCTGGGTCCGACGGGCGTCACGGGCAACACCGGCCCGACAGGATCGCAAGGTATTCAGGGCGTGACCGGCCCGACGGGCAACACCGGCCCGACCGGCCTGCCCAGCACTGTCACTGGTCCCACTGGCCCGCTGGGCACCGGCCCGACAGGTCCGCAGGGCATCCAAGGCGTCACCGGCCCCACTGGCGTGCAAGGTGCGCAGGGAGCGCAGGGTGTCCAAGGTAACGTCGGCGCGACTGGCCCCACGGGTCCGACCGGGCAGGCAGCCGCGAGTGGCGCCACCGGCCCAACAGGTCCGACGGGTAGCGGAGCTACTGGTCCAACCGGCGTAACAGGGCCAACTGGTCCGAGTGCGCCACCGCTTGGTGTGTCGTTGATAACGCCATCTACGGCTACGTTTTCGACCGCCGTTGGAACTGCGATTACGAATACGCAGGTTTCGGGCTACGGAATCGTGATGTCATCTAATACGAACAGCGGCACCGGTGACGATATTCGTGCACAGGTGGAGTCTATTCCGGCCGGCAATTGGACAGCAACGATGGGACTCTCCCGTGGATTTCCACTGACCCATTTTGTGCAAGGCGGCCTGATTATGCGCGAGAGCGGTACGAGTAAACTTATCTTCGGTCCAAAATGGGATCACACAAACGGGATCGGTGTTGATAAGTGGACGAACCTGACCACAGCATCGGCCACGTATGTAGACGAAGCTGCTACGCCGCTCGATATGTTTGCTCGTATCATTTATGATGGTACGAATTATACGTGGCAATACAGTATTGACGGAGAAGTATGGATACAACTATTGAAGAAGGCGAAAGCCGACTTCTTTACAACTGCTGCTGATCAGATCGGTTACGCTGTCAACTTGAATGCCAACGCCGGCACATTTGCGTCGTGGCCGCTTCAACTCGGCGTGTGGCACTGGTTCATCGGGTGATGTCATGCCGGTTATCAGCGTTACCACGATTCCGGTGCCCGTGCGAACGCCGGGTGCGATCGGTCCGACCGGCACCACTGGTCCGACCGGTCCCACGAACGCGACTGGCCCGAGCGGCCCGACAGGCAGCATTGGCCCGACCGGCCCGAGCGGTGGCCCAACTGGCGCGACCGGCGTCGCTGGTCCCACAGGTGCGACGGGCAACACCGGTCCGCTTGGCTTCACCGGCCCCACGGGCGTCACTGGACGCCAGGGCGTCACCGGTCCCGCGGGCTCACAAGGCGCGCAAGGATTGATCGGCCCGACAGGCCCGGCCAATGCGACCGGCCCGACCGGCGTCACCGGTCCTACGGGTGGTGGTGTCACCGGCCCTACGGGCGTCACCGGCCCGAGCGGTGCAGGTCCGACCGGCCCCACGGGCGCAGGTGTGACTGGCCCGACTGGCCCGAGCGGCGGCCCGACTGGCCCCACTGGCACCACCGGTGCGGCATCGAGCTTCTACGATCTCTCCGTCTTCGTTCAGGGCCTGCCGTTTGCCAGCGAGCTTGTGTGGAAGTTCATCGCCGTGCGTGGCTTCACGCTGCCCGCGTCGCTCACCGGATCGGAAGCAACCGCGGGCGCCGCGAGCACTGGCAATGTTAGCTTCACGATTAAGAAGAATGGGTCGAGCGAAGGCACCGTGGACTTCAACACGACGGCGACAGGCTCGTTTACGTTCTCGGGTAGTGTGTCTTTCGCTGCGGGTGACATCCTGACGATCATCGCGCCATCGTCGCCTGACGCTACGCTCGCTGATATATCGATCGTGTTGAAAGGATCGACGCCGTGAGCCTGACACTCGATGGCAGTTCGGTTGTGACGTGGGGCGGCGTGGCATCTGGTCAGGTCGCCCTCACGACTTCCAACGCCGACGACATCATCGTCGCATGCGTGGCCGGCGAGATGAATCCCGCAAGCTCGCGCTTCGTGTTGGGCGTCACTGATCAAGGAAGCGCCGGGCTCACGTTTACCCGTCTCACGAGCTTCAACTACACCACGACGGGCTTTGGCTCGAATGCTTTTGCCGATATGGAAATATGGTGGGCGAAGGCGCCGTCGCCGCTGTCTTCTGAGATTATCAAGGCGCAGTTTTCGGCCGCGATGGATGCGGCGTGGATGATCCTGTTCGGTGTCACGGGCGCGGATCAAACGCAGCCGTGGGATACGAGTGCGAGCTTTCCTGCGACTGATTCGCAGCCGACGAATGTAGACGCGAATATGTCGATCAGTGGGCTCAACATTCATGCATCGCCGTCGATGCTGATCGAGATGTTCTATACCGTGCGCAATGAGCTTCCAACGCCGGGTTCAGGCTTCACCAACATCAAGACGGCTGCTGTTGGGCCGGGCACGTTATGGTCTTCTGGCTTTGTCGCCTATGAGGCGTTCACACCACCGCAGACTGGCGTTACCGCCGCGGTTACAGGCAATTCTCAAGGTTGCGGCTTCCTCGTGCATGCGCTACGGGGACCGACGGCTGGGCGACGACTTGCTCAAGTGTTAACGTAATTTCGATCGCGTCCCGGTACGCCTTGGGTATGGCACAGTATTCTTACGAGCGCCTGAAACCTGAGTACACGCGGCTGTGGACCAGCATGAGCGTGACGAAAGGCGTGGCCGCGGCCAAGCAGGCACACCAGATCATTGCAGGCAAGACGCGCTATCAGGTGGTCCAGGTACGCACTGGCGTGCCGTGGTTCGTGATTGGATGCTTGCACATGCGCGAGAGCGGTGGCAGCTTCCACACATGGCTGCACAACGGCGATCCGATGCGAGATCGCCAGGGGCGTCCGATTCGCACGCGGCAAGTGCCCGCCGGGCGCCCGAAGAACCCGAATTGCACGTGGGAAGACGGAGCGGTAGATGCGATCGAGTACGAGAAACTCGACGAAATCACCGATTGGTGCGCTGAGCGTGTCGCCTACGCGGCCGAGAAGTTCAACGGCTGGGGCTATCGCAACCCACGCATTAACATCCCGTCGCCGTATTTGTGGGGCGGTACATCAGTGCAGAAGCGCGGCAAGTTCGTGCGCGACCGGGTGTATAGCGCAGCCGCTATGGACCCGCAGCTTGGCGCCATGGCGGTGCTGCGCGTGGTGATGGAGCTTGACCCTGAGGCGCAGTTTTCACCGGTGACTGTGCCGCAGGAATTGCCCGACCAGGAGGACGAGCCCGCCGCTGCTGTCTCTGTATCGCCGAAAGCCGAAGAAGGCGAGAGCGCCGAGTCGCCAAGTCTGATCACGCTCGCGAAGCAGTCGAGCACGATCAAAGGGACCGCCATCGCGTTCTTCACGTCGATCAGCGGGTGGGCACATGGCCTTCTCGACAAGCTACACGATCCGGTAAATCTCACGTTGTTTCTGGTCGCCGTTGCTATCGCGTGCTATGCTGCATGGCTTGCTGTCACCGGGCGTATCAACGCTCAAAAAATCATCGCTCACCTCGCGGATGACAACACATGACCCTCGTTGAACTCGGTAGCTATCTCTACCACGGCATCGTTGGATGGGTCGGCATTACGGGACTCGTGCTGATCGCTTCCGGCTACGTGTTCGTCCAAGTGCCACTCGCATCGGTACGTCACGCGTGCATCGTGGTCGCCGTAGTGTGCCTCTGCATTCTGTTTCTGTATCCGAAAGCGTACCTGGACGGAGCCAACCATGTCAAAACTCAAGTCGCTGCTGCCGAGCAAAAGCTGCGGCAGCAAGGTGAGGATGCTCGCGCTGATGCTGTCCGCGATGCTGCTCACGGGGTGCGCGACCCGTGGGATGCCGACGCAAACTAGCACGGTGTGCGCGCCGTGGAAGCCCATCACATACGCTTCTAGGAACAAGGCCAACTCGCGCTACGCGGGTCGGGCGCTTGTGCCGGATTTGAGAGTGCACAACCTCACCGGCCAATATCTGTGCGGGTGGAAGCCCGCCAAATAGGAGAAGTCATATGAGCAGTGCGCATCCCGGCTTCAAAGCCGTTGCAGCCAAGATCGGCCGCGAGAGTGGTATCCGCAATCCCGGCGCCGTTCTCGCGGCGTCCACGCGTCGTGCGTCGGCCGCTGCCAAGCGCAAGAACCCGCGCCTCAAGCGCGTGAAGGGCTGATGCGTCGTTTACGTAAACATAGGCACTCGCTGCCTAAGCTCGGGAAGGTGCTCGGGCAAAAAGCGAGTCCGCCGGTTTACACGACCGGTGGTTCAAGCCGTAAGGGCGGTGGTGCTGTTATCGCCGCCCGAGACGGCACCGAAAAACAACCGCAGGGGACTTCCGATGGACAACAACCCGCAAGCAGCAATTCCTGAGCCGACCGATCAGGTTGAGCAGATCGACACCGGCTTCGCTGATTTCGCTGCGCCGGCCGAGCCCGCCCAGGCTGTCGAGGAACCGGCGCCTGCTTCTGCGCCGATCGACTTCGCGGAGCCTGAGGCGCCATGCGTGAAGACGCTTGAACAGGCGGTCGCCGAGTTGCAAGCCAGCGGCAGCATGCCGCAGCCGGTGAAGCCGCAGAAAGCCGAGACGACATTCATTGAACTTGGCGACGGCGCGTCGATCACGCGCAACGAAGACGGTACCGTCAGCCTACGTCCGGCCAATCCACCGCCTGAGCCGGCGCCCGCTGCCCCGTTGTCGGAGCGTGCGCTGTCTCGGCGCGAGGCCGAGTTGGAAGCCGGTCGCCGTTCCGTCGCGCGTCACGAGGAACAGATGCGCCGCTTCCCGCGTCCCGCTCCGTCCGCCACCGAAGTGAAGGCGGCCGGCACCAATACACCGGTCTTCCGGCCGGGCAATTTCCGCGAGTACGCGGGCAGCTTGGCGCAGATCGGCACCACGCCGTCCAAGGATAGCGGACGCCATACGGCGCAAGCCGACGCAGAGAGTCTGGCGAAGGCGGGTTATTAGATGCCGAGAGGCATTCCCAATCGCACTGAGGAACAGCGTGCTGCTAGCCGCGAGAGGCGTCGGGTCATGCGGCACGCTTATTATTTGGCACGTAAAGATGATTGGGTCGCGTACCGAAAATTACATCGAAAACGAATTCGCGAGATGGCGCGACCCAAAGATCGGGAATATGGGCTTAAGGGGCGGTACGGGATGACCCTCAAAGAATGGGATATTTTGTTTGAATCCCAGGGAAAAATATGCGCAGCTTGCGGAGTGTCCGATCCAAGCGGTTATGGCGGAAACTGGCATACAGACCACTGCCACGTGACAGGTGTGGTTCGTGGAATTTTATGTGGGTCGTGTAACGTAATTTTGGGGCATGCGAAAGATAGTATAGAGCGATTGCTAGCTCTCGGGATGTACTTGGAGCGGACCAATGCCCGCGCTAAAGGTCGATCAGTTTTCGGGGATGCTGCCCGCGTGGGATAATCGGCTGCTGCCGCCGAATCAGGCGAGCTTTGCCCGTGATGTTTATCTGTTGGCTGGCACACTCTCTGGGTGGCGCCAGCCGAAAATCCTTCGCAGTCTGCTCAACAGCGCGGCGAAGTTCGCCTATCGTATTCCCACGCAATCGCAAGCCGTAGCGACCGCGGTGTTGCCCTTCCTCGCGAACGCCCATGAGGGCGATACGGTCACGATCGGCGAGCAGACCTACAAGTTTACTGCCACGGTAGCCAACGCGTTCGACGTGTTGCTCGGTAGCGACGCGCAGCATTCCGCCAACAACCTATTCGGCGCGCTCACTCTCAATGGCGTGTTCGGTCAGCAGTTCGGGCTCGGCACCTGTCTCAACAGCGCGATCTCTCCCAACTCGCCGTTCGCGGGCCTGCCATGGACGAATGTGGCTGGTACCAATACGCCGGGCGCGGGCACGCTGATCCTCCTGCCGATCCAGCCTGCGGGCACCATGTTTGCGGCCGATGTCGCGATCATGCCGACCAGCAGCAACCCCGCTGCCAAGTTCACGGGGGTGATCTATGACAACTCAAACGGGGTCCCCGGATCGGTGGTCGCGGTGGGTCATGAGGTTGTTGGTGCTACTGCTGGTACTGCGATTGTTAGCAGCTTTGGCGTGCCGCCTACTCTGGAAAGCGGGATCACGTACTGGATCGGCTTTATCATGGACTCGGCGGTTCAATTCCAGCTAGCCGACAACGGCAAAAATGGATCGCTAGCGCTCAACACTTACAGCAACGGCGTTCCCAATCCGGCGCCGGTGAACACGAGCGCGCAACAAGTCGATTGGCAGATGTGGGCCGACATGACGCTGATCAACACCGGCGATGTCGAGAACACGCTTGGTACGCATAACTTCGGCAGCGGTGCGATCCCGATCATTACGGTGTTCGCGCCCGACTTCGGTGCAGCGTACAACACTACGCCGGTTGGCGAATCGACCGGTGGCACGCGTTTGACGTGGCTGAAAGACACCACGTCGCTAGCTGACACTACGGCCACGCTCGCGGGTGGTGCGAACCAATCCGAAGACACATCCATCACCGGATCGTCGATCTGGCTGGAGTTCGTCGATCCCGACACGAACGTGATGAAGTCGCCAGTGCTCGATGACAGCTTCCAGCGCTTCTACTTCGCGAGCCCGAGCCAGCCGCCGCAGTACAACACGTATGAGCGCATCGCCGCCAGCCAGCCGCCGTGGTTCTTGGGCGTGCCCGCGCCGGGCTGCTCGCCGAGCTTGAGCGTTACCGGAGGCGGTAACAGCAGCACGATCGGCTTGCCCGAGAGTTCGTCGGTGAACAGCAGCACGCCGGGAGCCAATACGATCTTTTTGATGCAGGTGACGCCGCAGGGCGCCATGGAGTTGACCGACGTGTCGCTGATGGCCGCAGGCACAAGTGGCACCGCCAACTTCATCGGCGTGGTCTATAGCGACGACAACGGCAAGCCGGGCACGTTCCTCGCGCAGGGTTCCCAGATAACGGGCTGCGTTGCCGGGTCCGCGGTGCAGAGCCCGTTCACGATCCCGCCTGGGCTCAACACACTCGTGCCGTACTGGATCGGCTTCATCACCGACACGCCGACGGCGGTGCAGCTTGCCGATGACGTGCATACGAACGGCTTCGTCGGTACCAACACCTACACCAACGGTCCGCCGGTGAGCGCACCCACCATGACGAGTGGCCAGCCCGATTGGCAATTGTGGGCGGACGTGACCACGCAAGCCGTGCTGGAGACGCGCGTGTACGTTTACAC